ATACTCATAAAAAATTCAGCATTAGTGCCATCAGGATTTAAGCTAAAATCTCCTGACTCTATGAAAGCTGGAATAGCTGTTTTATTACCAGCTGTATCTACTTGGTCAACACCAACTTCATGTGCATAATATATTGTTGACCCATTTATGTTTGTAACACCTTGCACTGTAGGAAAACTTCCAACACCTGTTGAATTAAATTCAGTAGCGTAAGGGTTATCGTAAAGATTAGCATCTGCCCATGTTGTTCTTGATAATGACCCAGTAACCCAAGTACCATCTTGATAATTATAACAAACGTATCTGTCGTTAAAATCAGCACCACTTTTTGGATAATACCAACATATTTCTTCATACAAATGATTTAAACCTGCATAAACTGATTCTCCATTAGAATAATTTATACCTAAATTATTTCCGTTTTTTGTTGTGAAAACAAAATCCTCAACTGCACATGGTAGTGATTTTACAGTACCATCAAATACAAAAAATCCACCTGACTCACCCATCCAATAAACTGCACCATTGACATATTTCATGGCGTGTTGACCGATGCATCCACAGTTAGACCCAACTTGTCTAATAGAGAATGTAAACGGAGGACCAACAAACTGCATTACGTAAGCAGCATTGTCAGTTAAAATAAAAGTATAATCTTTACCTTTAATGGCTCCAACAATTTTTGTTCCTGAATCTAGTCTAAATGTTCCAGCTGTGTTAACTGATGTGGGTGTGTAATCAGTAATATCTTCTTGATCTGAAAATCTAATAAACATTTTATCTTGTGTTGATTGATCTCCAATTGTCGTTTCAGTCCCAAGCATAACTAAATGTCTATCTCTATCAGAAACTAAAGACATAACGGAAGCTGTAGGTGCATTTGAAATTATTGTTGCTCTTGTATTTAAAGCGTTTGGATTAGAGTTTATAGGATTCCAAGAAAAAGATTTTCCATTTTTAATTGTAGCAATTAATTGTTCTCCAAAGTTATCTAATGACCAAGATGCAGGATCTGTTGTTAGTGTTTGAGATAATGACTCTATACCCCAACCAGTAAAAACTTCAACTCCAGCTCCGCTTGAGTGAGCAGATCTTGTACCCGCTGCAGCTCTTGTAATTCCAGTAAGATCATTTGATGAAATGCCCGTGTATGAAATAAATTCTGCGCCAACTTTTATTGTTCCTGTTGATGGAAATCCTGTTGTGGATGCAAGTGTAATAGAAGTTCCTGATCCACCAGTTCCAGCAGTATCGTCTAGCAAAGCTCCATTCAATGTACTAAATACTTGTTGGCCACCACCCCAAAGTCCTGTACCCCATCCAAATCCAAATGTTGAACCTAGAGCACCTGGTTTTATGTATGGAGTAACTGTTGCAGATCCAGAGCCGTTGACCGTGGTTCCAGCTGCACTTGCCATGGTAATGGTAAATTCATCACTACTCGGAACAGTTACTACTTGAAAAGGATTTGTTTCAAAATCTGAAGCAACATACCCAGCTCCTGTAGGAGGTGTTACAGATGAAAATAAAAATATGTCTCCAGGTTCTAATCCGTGAGCTGCTTTGTTAACAGTAACAGTCGCTGATGTGTTTACAGTATCAAAAGTACAACTAGTTAAAGCAGTGCCAAGAGGAGTAATATCAAAAAAGGCTCCTTCATAATAGATTACTAATACTTTGTTTGTTCCTATTGCTGCGTATTTTCTACCATCTAAATCAGCCCAAATTAATTGTTCTCTTGCTGCTCCAATTATAGTGCTCTCTAAAATTTGTTCCCATCCACCTATTTTTTCAGGTAAACCATATCTAAATCTTACAAAGTCACCATCTGTCCATTGACCCTCGGCACCTGTTTGAGATACTTGTTTGTTAAATCCTGGGGCTATGTTTACTTTTGTTAATGGCATGGCTAATTATACCTTATTTAACTGTCTTGTGGAAGATAGTCTATTTCTATAAAAAACATGGGTAAATCATTTACAGATGTGTATATTTGAAATGGTTCTCTTTTTTTCATAAAGAAAGCCCTATTCTCAACTGCCTCATATTTTTGTTCGAGCCTTTTAAGATACCCATTACTTGAATTAATAAATAAAAACAATTTTAGTTCTTTATCATTTTCTTTTATAGGAAATTTATGAACTAACATTTCATGTTCTTTTGTTTTAGGTAACATATGCAGCTGACTTAAAAAAACTTTTTCTATTTTTAGTTGTTTAATTATTGGTTCAACAATAGGAAAAAAGAAATCTGATGTGACTTCGATTTTTCCTTCGTGATTCTTAACTATGATATGAGAAAGTTGATAGGGTTTTTCTTTAACTACATACCATGGAAAAAATTCAGAAACACAGATTGTTTTTATTTTATGTAAAATTTCGTTATCTAAAAAATTGTTTACTACACTAAACATCTTTTGGTTTTTTTCCATCTATAACAATGTCTTCATTTGTCTCTAACATTTTAACCTTGTCTGTAAAATTTGTTTGCCACTCAACAACTATTTTCATTAGTATGTTACCAAAATGCCTTAGTCCCTCATCTGATATATGTAACTTTTTATTTTCTGTAATTATTTTTATTTCCTCTTGTGTAAAACATATGTCACAAGAACCATCTTTTTTTTGTAAAAATTTCATTTTTTATCTCTCCCCCAATAATGTCTTTGATCCATGAAATAATCTTTATTAGGACCATTCTTATCTACATAATGTAAAAAGGTTTGTGCATGCCAATCTCCTTGAAAAGCATCTCTCCAATGTGGCAATTCACATCCCAAATAAATAACAGCATCACCTGGATTTGTCTCTACTGCATTACCATCTATATAAATAGGCCAAGGAGTTTTATCGCTGTCAATGTGAACAGTTACACTTATTTCACAAGAAGGTCTATCTGTATGTTTTTCTAACACAGCATACTTTGTATACATTCTCCAAAAAGCATAAGTAGGTAATAATTCAAGTCCTGTTTCTTTTTCCATTAAATCTTTTTTGTGAAGCATAATAGTTTCCATTGCAGTGTCTCCATAGAATTTTGTATCTCCATTGTTACTTTGAAAAAAATCAAAATTACTTTGATTATTTCTATGTTTGATTTCACAATAAGAACTTAAAAAATTAATTTCTTGTTCAGAAAGAAAGTTTTTTATTTTTTTAAATTTAAAATCTTTTTTTATAATGCCCATGATACAATTGAATATCTTTCTCCCTCTGTAACAGGTTTTACCATGTGTGGAAACAAAAAATTGCTTGGCCAAACTATAAGTCTATTTGATATTTTTTCTATCTCTAAAAAATATTCACCTTTTGGTGTTCTAAAACAAAGCTCACCACCTTTATAATTATCATTTACAAAATAAATTGCAGATAATGTTCTTGGAGTATTAGGACCGTGATCAGTGTGAAATTTATAATGACCCCCTATAGAATATTTTAAAACATCAATGCTTTGAATTTTTAGATCATTATCTTTTTGTGTTACATCATTTAAATAGTTATTAAATTTTTCTTCAAACATATTACAAAATAAATTACACCAATGAATTGTAGTCCTGCTCTGTGTATTTATATTTGTAAGAGGCCATATTTTAGTATTTCTAATTTCTTTATCTAAAGCTCCACTCGATTGATTTCCAGTAGCTAAAGTTCCATCTTGATCAAATTTATGCTCTTTGCATATTTGAAAAAAAGAATTTAAAAATTTTAAAGGAATCGGATTATCATATATCCTTATGTAAGTATTTAACAATCTACCATCTGATTCTTTTATTTCCATGATTTTTTATTCCACCATTTTTCTTTATAAACATTTATCATTTTAAACTGATAATTAAATTGTTTAGAATTATCTTCATCTCTTGAGCTTGATTTAATTTTCATTTTCCAGCTTTCTCTCTTAAAAGGTATTACTTGCACATAAGGTGTACCCATTTTAATAATAGTATCTAACACTGGATATTTGTCTCCATTTATAATTATAGGAAAATTTACCTTAAGTGGAAATGTATCTGTATCTACAATACCAGGAATAATTGAAAATTTATCATCGGTATTATTCAACGGAGGGACAAATAAACATGAATAGCCTGGAGGTGTTGTTATTTTCCAAGGATTTAAAATTTTTAAAAAAGGTAAATCTTTATTTTTGTTTGTGTAAGGGCATTCTTTACCTACTTGATTTATTGGATGATTATCTGATTCTGAATTTAGATTAGCACAAAAAATTATGAGGTCTAACTTATTTACTAACATGGAAGAGAGGGGCACAATGGTTTACTTAAGTGAC